CGGAACCTGTCGAAACGCTCGATGGCGCTGATCGAGAAGATGCTGACGGAATTTTCGTGGAACCGGATGAAGCCGCCAATCGTGGTGCGCGCCGGTGCCCAGCTGCATGTGATCGATGGGCAGCACACCGCGATCGTGGCTGCCACCTTGAGGGTCGATGCGATCCCGGTGTTCGTGGTGCTGGCCGAGGGGATCGACGAGCGCGCGCGGGCCTTCGTGGGGCACAACTCCGATCGCATCATGGTGTCACCGCTGGATATCTATCGCGCCTTGGTGGCCTCCGGAGACCCCTCAGCGAACGAATGCGCGGCGGTACTCAAGCGGGCCGGGGTGAGATTGCGCAATATCAGCCAGTATACTGCGGTGGCCGAGGGCGACACCATGGCGGTCGGTACTGTGCGAGGGTTGGTCGACCGGCGCGGCCCGATGCAGGCCCGGCGCGTCCTCGAAACACTTGTCAAGGCGAAGAGGGCCCCGATCTCGGCCCATGAGATACGCGCCGTGGAGCATATGCTGTGCATCGGAGACGCCAAGGTCGATTTGGAGGCGCTGTCGGCCATCATCCGGATTGATGGAGACAACGCCATGCTGATGGCGCATGCTGCGTCAAGAGCCCAGAAGATCACCCTTTGGAGGGCGCTGGTCGAGCGCTGGAGCAGGCTTCTCAATGATCCATCCGTCAAACGCATTGCGTGATAGCTACGTCGCCGCGGTCGAGGCCGAGAACGACACCCTCCGTGCCAGAGTGGCTTGGCTTGAGGCAGAGATCGGGCTGCGGATCGAAGTGCCGCTGATATTCGGCCTCACTGAATCGGAGGGGAAGATCATCGCCATGCTGGTAAGCCGCGATCTCGTCACCAAGGAGGGGCTGCTGATCGCGGTGACGCGCGATGCCACGGGCAATACTGTCCCCGAGATCAAGATCGTCGACGTCTACATCTGCAAGGCCCGCCGCAAGCTGAAAAAGTTCGGCGTAGTCATTGAGACGGTGTGGGGGCTGGGCTATAGGATGCCGGAAGAGAGCAAGGCGCTCGTGGCCGGGTATCTTCATGGAACTTGCGTGGCTCAAGCCAGTTAGGTGGTTCATGTCGCGCTTCGACAGCATGCGTCGGCCGATGGGGGGCTTCATGCCGAGGCCCCCGGAGCCGCCGGTGATCCAAGTAGTAACCGATGAAGCGACCACTGCCGCCCTTCATCGCATCGAAATTCTCGGCAGGCTCAACGCACGCAGACTGGAGAAGATCATGGCGACCGTAGACGAGGTGCTTGCGGCAGTGCAGGCGCAAAAGACTGAAATCACATCGATGGCGACGCTACTGTCGGGTATCCGCGCCCGGCTCAATGCGGCCTTGGCCGGCGAACTGAGCGCCACCGCCCAGGCTAAGCTGGACGAGGCGATGTCGGAGCTGCAGGGCAATACCCGCGCGATCACGGACGCGGTACTGGCCAACGACGACGATCCGACCAACGATCCGGCGCCGCCGACTGCCCAGCTGGCGGCAACCGCCACCTCCCTCACCTCGTCGAAGCCGCAGGCGACTACCGGCGACACCGTGACGCTGTCGGCCGGAGTGAACGCAGTGAACCCAACCACGCTGTCGATCACCGGGTCAGTCGTGTTCAGCCTGCAGGGCGGCGACGACATCGGCCACAGCGCTCTCGACTCGACCGGGGTTGCGGTGCTCGCCGCTCCGAGCCAGCCGGGTGACTACGACATCGTGGCCACCTACAGCGGTGACGCCAACTTTGCGGTGTCGAAGTCCGCGGTCTTGGAGCAGAGCGTCATTGATCCGACGCCTGCGCCGGCCTCGCCCCCGACCGAAGGCCAGCCCGCTGGACAAACTCCAGCCGCCTGATAGGTTGCTCTTGTCCGTACGGGCACTTAGAGACCAGATGCACCGGAGCCCTCGCAGCAGAAATGTTGCGGGGGCTTTGGTTTTGTGTATGGTCCAAAGTGCAGCGCGCCGCTGCTCAAGGAGATAGCTGATGCCAGCCACTGACGACAGCCTGCAGATGCTCCGCAGCGCATTCCCCAAAACCCAGTTTCGGATCGAGAACGGCGGCATCGTCGGCGGGGGCGTAACCGTAAGCGCTGCCGAGATCACCAAGCCGCCTCTAGCGTTGGTGCAGATGGTCGCGCCGCGGCTGCGCGCGGTCGAGGACGCCGCGCTGAAGAAGGCGCAGGAGGACGCCGCCCGTGGCTGATTATCAGATCGAGACTCCTCAGATCGGTATGAGGTTCGTCAAGCGTATTGTCGACGACCGGGAATTGCGCATTCTGCAGCAATGCTGGGGGTTGGTTACCTACCGGGAGCTGCCGGATGGAGGACGGCACTGTGTTGAGGCCACCTCTATCTGGCGCGACGTGCCGCTGGTGGAGGACGCAGCCAATGGCTAATGTTCTCGTCGTGTGCCGAAGCGAGGCCCAGCGCCGCGAGGCTGCGATGGCGTGCGGGTCATCCTCTTGGCAGTTTGAACTGATCGGAGCGCCCCTCACTGGTCATCGGTTCGATAGAATCATCGTGCTTTCGGGTGATCATCATCCGGATGAAAATCGTCTCATCCGCGAGGTTCTGCCTACTAGGCTTGAGCCCAAGGGAGAGCTATACGTCCTGTGACCCCCAAGCTGCGCTATGAGGCGGTGCGCAGCCGGCGTTTCGTCACCAACGAGCGCCGGCCGCTCCCGATCCGTGCCAACCGGCAGCCATCGCGCCAAGAGATGGAGCGGTTCCTCGGCCTCGCCGCCGAAGTACGCAAGCGCCGCGCCAAGGCCGAGCACAAAACCCGCGGCTATCGGGATTCCGATGGCGTGTGGCAGGGAGGGCTGCTCAGCTTCGTCCGCTATTTCTGGCACATCTTGGAGCCCGGGACGAAATTCGTCGATGGGTGGGCTCTAGAGGCGGTCTGTGAGCACCTTGAGGCGGTGACCTTCGGCGAGATCACCAAGCTGCTGATCAATGTGCCCCCCGGCTTCATGAAGTCGCTGCTGACGGACGTGTTCTGGCCGGCGTGGGAATGGGGCCCGATGGAGCTGGCGCATCTGCGCTACGTGGCCTTCAGCTACTCGTCGTCGCTGACCGAGCGTGACAACCTCAAATTCAAGGACCTGATCACCTCTCCGGAATATCAGGAACTATACGGCGCCAGCGCCGCAAAGGAGGATGACCAGCTCGTCATCGTGCGCAAGACTGGGGAGAAGAAGGTCTCGAACTGGAAGCACGGCTGGAAGTTGGCCACCTCGGTCGGCGGCGTCGGCACGGGCGAGCGCGGCGACCGGGTGATTCTCGACGACCCCCACAACGTCAAGGAGAGCGAATCCGAGGTCACCAGGAAGGAAACCATCCGCTGGTTCCGGGAATCGATGTCGTCGCGCCTCAACAATATGGAGACGGGCGCCAAGGTCGTGATCATGCAGCGGGTTCACGAAGAAGACGTCTCCGGCACGGTCATCGTCGATCTGGGTGACTGGTGCCATCTGCTGATCGCCATGGAGTTCGTGTGGGGCGCCAACGACAACGGCGGGCCGCTGCAGACCGTGATCGGGTGGAGCGATCCGCGCTGGCGCGAGAGGCCGGAAGATTGCGACGGCGAGTTGGCGTGGCCGGAGCGCTTCCCGGACGCGATCATCCCGTCGATGAAAAAGGATGCCGGTCCCTATGCTTGGGCCGGCCAGTACCAGCAGACCCCCAAGGTCCGTGGTGACGCCATCTTCGAGATGGAGTGGTGGCAGCCGTGGGAGCCGGTCGACCAGAAGTTCCCGCCGTTCAGCTATGTCGTGGTGTCGATCGATTCGGCCTTCACCGAGAAAGAACAGAACGACCCGAGTGCCGCGGTGGTGGTTGGCATATGGGAGAACGAAAATGGCTTCAACCGCGCGATGCTGATGCATGCTTGGCGCCGCCGGCTGCGGTTCTCGTCGCCGAAGGTCATCCCAGAGCCGGGCGAGAAGGCGATGGCGTTCCGCATGCGGCAGCAGAAAGCATGGGGCCTGACCGACTGGGTCGCGGATACCTGCATCCGCTTCAAGGCCGACCGTCTGCTGATCGAGGCCAAGGCCTCCGGCATCTCGGCCGCGCAGACGCTGCAGGACAGCCATCCGAAGGCCGGCTGGGGCATTCAGCTGGTCGACCCCAAGGGGCTGGACAAGGTCGCGCGCGCGCTGGCGGTGCAGCCATCGTTCTCCCAAGGCATGATCTACGTGCCCTATCCGCTGCGCGACTGGGGCGAGAAGACGCTGGAGGAGATGGCCGTGTTTCCCAAGGGCAAATACAAGGACCTTATCGACGCCATGACGCAGGCTATCAAGCATCTGCGCGCCAACGGCTTGCTGCGATCGGATGACGAGGTACGAATTGCCCAGCTTGAGGCCGCGATGCCGAAAAAGAAGCTCAGGCCACTTTACCCGACAGCACGAGCATGATAAGCGTGTGGCTTACCTCCGGAGACGGGACACCTCAGTCGGCCAGCGAGCGGGTCGGTTGCTCCCAGAAAGACTGCCTGCGGCTGTTTCCGGGGCCCCGCGAGGGGGAGTGATCATAGACCGTGCAAGGCAGTCACGCGCTCGCATAAATTCGAGGAAATCTAGGTGAAATTCAGTCTCGTTCTAGCAGCCGCACTTATGACCACCAGCGCATTCGCGCAGAACGCCGCTCCGGCTCCCGCGCCTCCTGCCACCTACCATCTCCAACTGAACGACGCGGACATCGGGACGTTGGGGCAGGCGCTGCAGGAGCTGCCGAAGCGGCTGGCCGACCCTCTGATCGCCAAGATCAACACCCAGCTTCAGGCGCAGGCGCCGAAGCCTCCTGCGGAGCCCGGCAAGGATGACAAGGTGGCTCCATCGAAGGAGAAGGCGAAATGACCAAGTATGACCCGCTGCCGACCTACATCAGCCACAAGCGCGTGCGCGCGTTGGAGATCGCCAGCATCGGTGCTTACGATCCGATGAATGATCGGCGTCTCGTGTCATTCAGTGATGCCCGCTTCAGTCCGGTGAAGATGGAGGAGAGGATGTTCTCTCGCTATAAGCCGGGGCCGGGCGACTTCTATGTGGTTTACGAAGACGGCTATCAGTCCTTCAGCCCGCGCAAGGCGTTTCTGGAGGGCTATACTCCGGAAGGGGATATCATCCGTCACGAGCAATCCGAGGTCGAGCGCCTGCGCACCATCCTGCGCCAATGTGTCCGAGGACCGGATTTGGTCGAACTCGGCAATGGTGAGAGGCTCTGGCTGCATCTTCCATACAAAGACGGCGTCGCAACATTCAAACAGGAACCCAAACCGTGAAGAAGCCGATCCTTTTAAATTCGAGCGGCGGCCCCGCCAGCACAATGAGCCCGGCCCAATCGGAATGCATTGCACTGCTGGAGCAAATCCTGGCCTCGGCGAGGGTTGGTGAAGTGCACGCCTTGGCCGTCGTCGCCGTTGGGCCGTTCGATTTCGGAATAGCCATTGCCGGGTCAGACGCGCCAAAGCTGTATCTCGGCTGCGGCACCGCGATGCGCACGCTGGAGGAGCGCACCGGCGGCGGGGGTGGCAAATCTGTCTTGCACCGGTGAACCTGATGTTGCTGTTGCGCTCAACGGTCGCGGAGGAGGCTGTCGCCCGCAAAATTGCCTTCTGGCATGGGGCTGCGTTGGCTTATATCAAGCCGGGCGGAGAATGGATGACCACGGCCAAAATATATGGTTGTGACCGACCCGAAACATACGCTGAGCGCCATTGGAAAGATTATATGCAGGCTGCGCAGGCGATCCTGGAGGACCGATGAAGCGCCACTTCGGGCTCCGTCCGCCGGAGATCGAGCCGGCTGAATTGAGTGCCGGCGCCCTCTACGCAATTTTCGCGATCGTCGTTGTTGTGCTATGGGTGACCTTCACATACCCGAACTAGGGGCTGAAGGTGGCTGATACCGCGCTCGCGAACGAGGATATCCACGTCATCATCGAAGATGGCGAGGACAACGTCCACACCGATGCAGATGGCACCATCTCGATCCCGACCGAGGACGGCGGCGTCGTCGTTCAGCTTAACCCGCCACGCGCGGATCAGGGTGACGCCGACGACCCCGCCAAGTTCTACGAGAACATCGTAAAGCGCATCGGCGAAGGCGAGCTGATGACGATCGCCAACAACCTCCACGAGGCGATCGAGGCCGACGACCAGTCCCGTGCCGAGTGGCTGGCGAACCGGGCCGCCGGCATGGACCTCCTCGGGCTCAAGATGGAGGACCCGAGAAACAGTGACGGCGCCTCCCCGGTCGACGGCCAGTCCGTTGTCACCAACCCCCTGCTGCTAGACGGCGTGCTCCGCGGCTGGGCCAACGCGCAGGCGGAGCTGCTACCGGCCGAAGGGCCCTGCAAGATCGCCGACTATTCGGACCTGCCGTCACAGCAAAAGGACGAACTGGGCGAGGCGTTGCAGCGCGACATGAACTACTACCTGACCACGACCGCGACCGAGTTCGGGCCTGAGACCTCGCACATGCTGCTGTGGGGCTGCTATTTCGGTGGCTCTGGGTTCAAGAAGGTCTACACCCACCCGCTCAAGAAGCGTCCCTATTCGGAGGCGGTGTCGCCGGAGAACTTGATCGTCTCCGACGCCACCAAGGACTTCGACGCCTGCGAGCGAATCACCCACGTCATCACGATGCGGCAGACCGATATGAAGCGCTATCAGATCAAGGGCATCTATCGCGACATCGCGCTGGCGCCTCCGACACCGGCCACCAATCAGGTCGCTGAGGAGATTGCGCAGACCCAGGGCATGTCGTCGAGTAAGCAACGCCCCGAGGACATGCCCTATACGCTGTGGGAAACGCAGTGCGAGCTAGACCTCGACGACTTCGCACCCAAGGAGTTCAAGGGCAAGGGCGTGCCGCTGCCGTATCTGGTCACGATGGATAAGGATTCCATGGCCATCCTGGCGATCCGTCGCGACTGGAAGCCGGAGGATGAAGACTGCGGCCGCAAGAAAATGTATGTGAAATATCCGTATGTTCCAGGCCCCGGCTTCTATGGCACCGGCTTGGTCAACATCCTCGGCAACGCCTCCGCGGCGATGACCGCGGCGTGGCGCATGTGCCTCGATGCCGGCATGTTTGCCAACTTCCCGGCGTTCCTGCTCGACAAGCTGGCGGGGCGGCAGAACACCTCGAACTTCCGCGCCGCACCCGGTGAGGGCGTCCTGATCGAGACGGGTGGGCGCCCGATCACTGAGGTGGTCGCCAACCTTCCGTACAAGGAGGCTGGGGCCGGCCTCATGCAATTGATGGACAAGATTACCGAGCAGTCCAAGGCGGTAGGCGGGGCGCCGGACGTGCCGGTCGGCGAGGGCGTACAGAACATCCCGGTCGGCACCATGCTGGCGCATATCGAGCAGACCACCAAGGTCATGGCGGCTGCCCACAAGGGCCAGCACCGCGCGCTCGACGAGGAGCTGTCGCTCTATGCCGACTTGTTCCGCGAAAACCCGGAGGCGTTCTGGAAGGGCAACAAGGGCTCGAAGGGCTACTGGACCGTTCAGAAGCTGATCCAAGCGCTCGACGAGCGCAGTTTGGTGCCGAAGTCGGACCCCAACGTCCCGAGCCACATTCACCGCGTCATGAAGGCAGTGGCGCTGGTCGAATTGGCCAACACGCCGCTCGGCAAGCTGATGGATATGCACGAGGTGCTGCGCCGCGTCTTGAGCGCGATGCGGGAGGAGGCCGCGGGCCTCGTTCTGCCGAAAGACCCGAACCCGCCTCCGCCGGATGCCGACACGCTCACCGCGATCGCGAAGGGCAAGGAGGCCGAAGCCAAGATGGAGGCCACCAAGGTCAATGCCGCCGAGAATGCCCAGAAGCCGATGCTGGAGCAGATCAAGAGCGCCGCATCGATCAAGGGCAAGACGATCGACCTTGCCAAGGCTCTGATCACCCACGAAGGCGACCGCGAAGATGCCGCGCATCAGCGACAGATGGATGTCGCTGGGCTCGCCAAGGACGCGAATCAGCAGGCGCTCGACGCCACGAAGGTCACCGGCGACGCGATGAAGACGCGCGCCGATCTGCAGCAGAGAGGGTTGGAGCACGGTCTCGCCAGCGCCCAAGCTGCGCACAAAATGAACCTCGAATCACGTCAGCACGGTCTCGCTGAGGTGCAGGCCCAGCACGCGATGGCAAAGGACGGCGCCGACCATGGCCTCGCTCGCGCCGAGCTTGGCCATCAGGTCGGTATGGATCAGAAGGATCGCGATCTGGCCGAACGGGAGTTGGTCACGAAGGCCGACACCGAGGGCGCCAAGGTCGGCATTCAGCAGCAGCAAGCCGACGTGGCAAGGCATGTGGCCATGCACTCGCCGAAGCCGGCCGGCGGCCAGAAGCCAAAGAAAAAGCGGTAATGCGTCGTCGCAAGGCTATAGCGATGCTGTTCTGGCATTCTCGTCGCGAGCGGTGGGACGATTTCCAGATCAACCGGCTTGGCCGATATGTGTGGGTATCGTTTCCGGAGGGAAGGCCGAAGTGGCCATTCCTATAACGACGTGACGTCATAGTGATTCCGTGTCATAAGCGTGGATCGCACGACTGACAGCCCGGGCCGGGCGCCCAAACGAGGACCCGAGATGGCAGGCCATCCGTTCAACAAATTCCGGCAGAGCAACGTCGAGCGCTCCCGCGTCGGAGAGATCACCAAGCAATATGCCAAAGGCGGCGCGGTTCACGCCGATGCCGAGCAGGACAAGACGCTGATCAAGAAGATGATCGGCAAGTCTTTGGGCGACATCGGTGGCGTGAAGGCCGCGCAGCGGATGGATCGCCCCCACCGCGCCTCGGGCGGCAAGGTCAAAAAGGGCACCACGGTGGTCAACGTGATCACCGGCGGCCAGCAGGCTCCGCCGCCGCCACCGCCGGTAATGATGCCGCCTCCAGGACCCCCGCCACCGCCTCCAGGACCCCCGCCGGGCGCGCTGCCGCCTCCAGGTGGCCCGATGGGCGGTCCTCCTGGAATGCCTCCCGGTGGCCCTCCTCCGGGCATGCCAATGCGCGCCCGCGGCGGCAGCGTGAAGGGCGTCAAGGCGATCGGAATGGATGTCGGCACCCCGGTCCAGCACGACAAGGCCAAGGCGGTCGACATCAAGAACATGAACCGCGGCAAGGTCGTCACGTTTGCCACGGGCGGCGGCGTGGTCTCGTTCAACACTGGTGGCGCCGTGAAGGGCGTCGTTATGAAGGGCGGCACGCCGGGGGCCGTTGCCAAGGCGACCAAGCTGCCCGGCGGCGCCGGTGGTGGGCTCGGGCGGCTGAAGAAGGCGAAGGAATACTGATGGCGCTGCGTGGCATCACCGAGAAGGACCCGGTGCGCGAGTTCATGGGCGACCATCACGCGCTCGCGCGCAACCTGCTCCAGCTCCTCCAGACCGCGCGCGCCGCTGCGGTCGAGGAGCTGGCGAAGATTGAATGCAAGACGTTCGACGAGTACCGCGCGCGCCGTGGAAAGATTGAAGGTCTCGACATCGCGATCTATTTCTGCAAGGAAGCACAGCAGATACTTGAGGCTTAGCCTCCAGCCACCCCATGCCGGGGTCGGCGTTACGCAGGGATGCACCCGATGAAGCGGCCCCGCCGGCCAGTGAGGAAAGCCCCGCGCAAGATCGCGTCAAAGGCAAGGACCCGGAAGCGAACGCCGAAGCTTCGCCATATCGAGTTCAAGAACGACCCGTTCCATCTCGACAAAAGCAAGCTGCCGGTCGGTTGGGCTTATCAGTGGATCGTTGGCTGCTGCGATTCAAGCTCCGGGTGGCGCCCGGTCCCCTACAGCCGCCATGCCCACGATTTCCCGGACAGTGCGAGGAACGCCAGCGGCTTCATCTCGATTGATGGTTTGATGCTCTGCGAAATTCCGGCCGAGCATGTCAAGAAAGAATTATCCGCCCTTACGGACAAGGCCAAAGCCCTCGAAAAAACCATGGGCGTGATCGACCCCGGCAAGGGCTTCTACATCATGCCGGCCGATTGGGTCGTACAGGGCGAGACCATTCCCGAGGCTCAGCAGAATGAAGGTCCGCCCGTCGAGGTGGCCGTCACGCTGCTTATGAGGGTATCTGTGCGCTGGCAGAGCGCCGCGACCTATCTCAAGCTGACCCTGAACGAATATGTTCGCAGGCGCATCTTGATGGAGCGGCCGGTCTTGGGGCCTATAAGTCCGTTCGCGCCGGAGGTTGTCTACGAGACGGTCAATCTGAGTTTTTCTCCGATCAACAACTTCAAGGAATCCAATGCCCCGTAGCTCCAATGTCGTCGTGAAGATGCGCGAGATCGCCCGGTCCTCGGTTGACCCGAAGAAGGCGATCCTGAAGGCCCTCGGCAAGCATGCCACGAAGGTTTTCCACAGCAAGGTTCTGGTGGCCGGCTACATCCGCCCGTCGAGGACTGCAGGTGGCGTCGAGCTGCCAGATCAGGTGATCGAGGAGGACCGCTATCAGGGCACGGTGGGTCTCGTGATCGGGCTCGGCAAGGGTGCCTTCAAGGACGACAATATCGCACAGTTTCACGGCGACACGCTGAAGATCGGCGAATGGGTGATGTTCGTGGCTTCCGATGGCGTCGCGATGTTCATCAACGGCGTGCCGTGCCGTCTGTTCGACGACAGCCGCATTCTGATGCGCGTCGAGGACCCGGAGGCGTATTTCTGATGTGCCAACAGCGCAACAAGCCCAAAGGGGAATAGCGATGGCTGACAATGACGACGTGATCATCAACCTGCAGGGCGACACCTCGACCACGCTGGTGAAGGCTGAAGAAGGCAAGACTGGCGCCGGAAGCGTATCGTTCAACGACGATGACGGAGACCCGGTTGCCGACCTCAAGAAGCAGTTTTCGGCCATGAGCGGCCAGCTGCGCACGGTGGTCGCCGAGGGGCAGGCCACCAAACAGCAACTCGATGACACCCACCAGCGGCTGCAGCGTGCCGAGAGCCAAGTCGTCACCAGCCAGCTCGGCACGGTCGAGAGCGGCATCGCTGCGGCCGAGGCCGAGGCCCAGCAGGCCGAGCAGGCCTATACCGTGGCGTTCGAGGCGGGCGATGGCGCGGCGATGGCGCGCGCGCAGCGGCTGATCGCCCGCTCGGAAGGTAACCTCCAGCGCCTTACCGAGGCCCGTGAGGACTTGAAGGACGTGGCCACCAGGAAGGGCGCCGGTGGCGACCCCAACGCTCGGCAAGCTCCGCAGCGCCGGCAGGCGGCCGATCCGGTGGAGGCAACCGCGGCGACCTTATCAGCGAAGTCGGCCGCTTGGGTGAGAGCACACCCGGAGTGCATCACCGATCCCAGAATGAACGCCCGCATGATGGCGGCGCACAATCTGGCGGTGGCCGACGACGTCGCGCTTGACAGCGAGGAATATTTCCAGCGGATCGAGGACGGCGTGAAGATGAAGAAATCGACCCCGGAACCTGATGGTGGCGGCAAGGGAGATGGCCGGCGTCCCAGCTCGGGGGCCGCGCCGGGTGGCGGCAGCGGCGGCGGCCTCAATGGCGGCACCACGGTGAAGCTGACGGCGGGCGAGGCCCTGTCGGCGACGGATGGCACGCTCCAGTGGAACTACGACGATCCCACCGGCCAGAACCGCTTCAAGAAGGGTGATCCGATCGGCCTCGCCGAGATGGCCCGCCGCAAGCATGAGGGCAAAAAGGCCGGGCTTTATGACAAGTCAAGCTTTGAAGTATAGCCGCCATGAGTTTCCCCTACATCTTGACAAAAGCTGAGGCAGCCAAGCTCGGGATCAAGTTCTTCTACGAGGGGAGGCCATGCAAAAATGGTCATCATATTCCTCGATATACGAGTACTCACATGTGCTTGGGATGTCGTCGCATGCATGAGAATGCTCGGATCAGGGCTAATCCGCAGGCTCATCGGGAAAAGTGTTTGAAGTGGTATTATGCCAATCTCGAAAAGGGCCGTGCGATGGCTAGGGACTATCAGCGCAGGAGGCGAGTATCATGAGCGCCGTCACCGACATCCTGACGATCGACCAGCTGCACGATCTGTGGGGTGCCGGCTACACGGTCGCGCTCCGCAGCGGTGATCCCTACGATATCCCGCTGACCATGATCCCGCGCGGCATGTCATACCAATGGAATCCGATCAGCCCAGACGTCGAAGTGAAGGAGGCCGCATCGGGGTGGACTCCGGTGCCATACTCGCGGCACGAGGGAGTGTTCGCCCCGTGGGGCACGCCCGGCGACGTCGAAAGAGGTGGCCTGCGACTGTGCGAGAAGTCTGCGGAGATCGTTAGCCGTGCGCAGGCGCAGGCGCGCACCAAGGCGCAGCAGAACATTGACGATTGGAGGATGAGAGCCGCGGCGATTGACCTCACCGGCGATGTCCGGATTGGGACGCAGTCTGAGACCGGCAAGCTGGATACGTTGGAGGAGCACGAGATCGGCAAACCTCCCGCCTCGGTATTCAAGCGACAGTCCACCAAAACGATCGAGACCATCGGCCCTATTCCCAAGGACATGGCTCCATACATCGATCGCATTTTCAAGGAGCGTGATCGGCTGGAGTCTGAGGTGGTGCGCAAGGATCGCACTCTCGCTCCGGGCCCGGTGGCCGACCAATTCTATGCCGCCATGGATGCCAACAAGGGGGCACCATGGTGGCCTACTCTCCGTGCCATCCTGCTGCCGATTGCGGTCGGAAACGTGCGTAAATCCCTGAAGGAGACCCCCGATGAATGACCCGATGGGCGGAGATGCTCCGCAGATCACCCGCGTCCCGACACGTGCCAAGATGAAAAAGCGCAAGAAGAACACCCGCGTTACGACGCCGCCGGCCCAACTGCGCCAGCAGGCCGAGGCGGCTCCCGGTATCCGCCGCGCCGCGCCGCGCCCGGTGCCGCCGCGTGCCGAGGCCCCCCGTGATACCACCCGCGAGAACCCGCGGGATGGATCGATCGTCGCCGTGGGCCGCGACGGTGCGCACCTCACCCGGCGCCGCATCGCTTCTGGTGACCCACTTGACCTGCCGATGAGCGAGGTGCCGCATGGATGGTCCTACCAGTGGAACCCGGTAACCATCCTCAACAAGCCGATCGGTGAGATCGTGCAGGGTGACCTGCTGATGTATCAGAACGGCTGGCGCGCGGTGCCGGCGTCACGGCATGCGGGCCGGTGGACACCGGTCGGCTACGAGGGCGACATCGTGGTGCAGGGCCTGCGCTTGGAGGAGCGGCCGGCGTCGCTGACGAAGGAAGCTTCACGCGAGGACGAGCAGATCGCCCGCGCCCTGCTGCGCGACCGCACCGACGCGCTGCGGATGACTCAGAAGTCGCTCCCTGGGGCTGGCGTCGCGGCGCGCCGCGGCAACGCCGGAGGCCTGAAGATGGATATCGACTTCGGCAAGGATATCCCGCGGCCGGACGTGGTCGCCGAAGGTGACGCTGGCTTTGAGGAGTAGGTGGCCGATATTTGCACGCTGGTTTCGGTGGCGCGCACGCTCTTGATGTGCGTCCCTGTGGCGGTGTGTGATCCGGAGCCTGACCATGGCAAGGTATTTTGCCGCCCCACCACGCCCACCATTGACTGCAACAATACGATCTCAACGTTCCAGTGCAAGAGGCCGGATGGCACCACGTACATTTTCACTAAGGAAGAGTGATGGCTAAGATTTTCGTCTTTATCCCGGCCTTCGGTCGACAGATCACCACCACGACCTTTGAGACCAGCCATTCGCTCATGAGCGCGATGGCTTCCAAAGGGATCAATGCCAGCATCGCCTCGTTCTCTTGGCCTGATATCGAGGAAATTCGCAATATGGTGCTGACGTGGTGGTACGACGTCCACCCCGATTCAACGCATTTACTGTTCCTCGATGCCGACGTCGGATTCCCGCCACAAGCTGTGCTCGATATGCTGACTTTCAACGAGCCTCTGGTTGGTGGCATTTACCCCAAGAAGACTTACCCGATGGGATGGGTCGTGAGCGGTGCTGAAGCGCCAGAATATCGGCAGGGATTCATCGAGGTTGACGGACTTGGCGCCGGTTGTCTGCTGATCCGACGCGATGCGGTTACCGCGATGATTGAGAAATTCCCCGAACTGATCCGGCCCTACATGACGCTGCCTGATCTGCGCTACGCGGGAGCTGCTCGGACATTCGGGTTCTTCGATTGCCTGCGCGTAGCGGAGGGCAAGGTCAGCGAGGATATCTCATTTTGCCGGCGTTTCCGTGAGACCGGCGGCAAAGTATGGGCCTCGACTGCCTATACGTTCACGCACGAAGGGCCGCATGCATTCGTGGGGTGCTTTGCCAAAAGCCGCGAGCTAGATTATCAGCAAACCGAGATCGATGCTCGGGTGGCCAAGATCGACCAAAGATTGGATGGCGCCGCCGCCGAGTAACGTCACAGGATGTTGACAGCGTCGGGACTTTTGCTGTAGGGATGATTCCGACGCTGCAAAATGCAGCACGGTTGATCCGCTCTAGCAGCCCGATCGACCCGGCAGACGCCCTGCCACTCTACCGACCGCAAGCCGCGCGTCGGGCGAAACCCAAGGCGTACCTTCAAGCCATGCGAGCTGGAAGCGGCCTCCGAACACCGGAGCGATTCCTCGTGGCCAACACTGCAACGGCTTTTGGCTTCCGTCACATCGGATACACCTCCGGCGGATCGCCCGACTATCAGTTGGCGACGGGTACGATCCTGTCGAGCAACGCCACCAAGATTTTCCGCGGCGACCCGGTCATCTACAACACTGCCACAGGCAATATTGAGCAGGGCTCGTCCAACACCGTCATCATCGCCGGTGTGTTCGACGGCTGCATGTATACCCCTGTCGGTGGGACGCCGCAGTGGTCACCGTTCTGGCCCGGCGCGGCCGGCTCGAATGCCACGGCCTACATCATCAATGCGCCCAATGCGCTATTCATGGCGGCAGCGCTCAATACTTCGCTCGTTACCGCGAATATTGGCGAGACCGTTGGGTTCGCGATCGGCGTCGGCAATCTCATCAACGGTTTCTCCGGCGCGACCGTCGATCAGTCGACGCTCGCCACGCTGAACAACACCACGGGTCCCTTCAAGGTTGTCGCCCCGGTCACCAATTCGGGCAACTTCGGTCAGATCGGCAATGGTAACGACCCGACCACGCCGTTCGGCTGGGCCGTTGTGACGTTCAACAACGAAATCTTCAAGACGACCTTGGGCGCCTGATCATGACGACGGTTGTCGACCCTCTTGGAACCCCAGTCCCGATCTACAACAGATCAGGGGCGGCCATCATTTCGATGGTCGGCGGAGCGACATCTGGCTCCACCGTTGGCTCTGGAGTCGGCGACGATGCCAGCCCGATTGCGCGCGTTTCCCAAGCGACGATAGTGCTTGTGATCACGTCTGTCGTCGATTCCCATCATCTTGTCTTGGTTCGATTGCCGGATGATGCCGACATCGGCGATGTAGCCGAGGTCTATAAGGACCCCACCTCGGGCCCCTCCAATCCCATCGTTTTCCCCAATGTAGGGGAGGCGATCGGAACTCTGCCGGCAAGCACTGGGTCCAACTCCGAGGCCGGGATACAGCTCCCGAGCAGCGCCGCGCTGGTCGGTGGAATATTCTTCCGGAAAGTCTCATCCATCCTGTGGATGCCAATCGGCGCAGTGTAAGGAAAGATTGATCAATGCCCGTCGCACTTGCAAGCATCCGCTCCGAACTGCTCCCGGGCCTGTTCGACGTCCGTGGCTCCTACGAGATGATCCCACGTCAGTGGGACAAGGTCTTCAAGACCCACAAGTCGGCGATGGCCGTCGAGCGCTCGACCCAGATGGCCTTCGTCGCGCTGCCCTTCCTCAAGGATGAAGGCGCCGCAACCCAGTTCGACAATAACGCCGGTGAGCGCTTCACCTGGGCGTTCGTGCATATCGAGGTGGCGCTGGGCTACGCGATCACCCGCAAGGCGATCGACGACAACCTCTACAAGGCGCAGTTCAACCCGACCAACCTGAAGCTCCAAGAGGCGTTCGCGCAGTTCAAGGAAATTCAGGGCGCCAACGTCCTCAATCTCGGCAACATCTACAACAACACCCAGATCGGCGACGGCAAGGCGCTGTTTGCGATCGACCATCCGTGGGACAGCGGAACGTGGGCGAACACCTCCGCGGTGCCGAAGTCGCTCAACGAATCGAGCCTCCTCGCCGTCATGGCGAATGTCCGCTCGAACTTCGTCAACGAGCGCGGTCTCAAGATCATGGCCCGCGCGCGCCGGCTGGTCGTCCCTGTCAACCTGCAGCCGGTCGCGATCCGCCTGCTGAAGACCGAACTGCGACCGGGCACCGCCGACAACGACGTCAACGCCATCCTAACGACCTCCGGCGGCCTGCCGGAAGGTTTCCTGGTGATGGACTTCCTCACCTCGAACTTTGCGTGGTTCGTCACCACCAACATCGAGGGCCTGATCCACATGATGCGTATCCCGTACGAGAGCGACATGTGGGTCGACAACATCACCGACAACCTGCTGGTCAAGGCCTACGAGCGCTACTCGTTCGGTTACAACGACCCGCGCGCGGCTTGGGGCGAATTTCCAACAAGTTAGTTGGGTAACTATTGAACAATACTCTCTCCCCGATTAGTATGGTGCTTCACCAGAAAAACGGAGAGAGAGATGCTAACGGACCTGAGTGCTGAGCAAGTAAGGAGCCTCTTCACATACGACCCGCTAGAAGGTGTTCTAAGGTGGCGAGCCGCCGCTGGCCGATACGGCAGAATACCAGCAGGATCGGTTGCTGGAGGAGTTTCTGGAAACGAAGGATACAGGACCGTTAACGTAGGAGGTAAGCTGTATCGCGTTGCTAGGATCATCTGGGTGTATATGAAGGGCGAGTGGCCCGAACATCAGGTGGACCACGAGGACCGCGACATAGCGAACGACAAGTGGGTCAACCTCCGGCTCGCCAACAGTTCTCAGAACAAGGCGAACTGCGGAAAGTATCTACGGAAAGGCAACGCGAGCAGCCTGCTCAAAGGTGTGCAGGCGGTTCAGAAGGCGAGATCGATACGCTACCGGGCGATCGCCACCAAAGACGGCGTTCGGGAGCATCTGGGTTACTTCGACACTGAGGAGTTGGCGCATGCCGCCTACCTCAAGCGATCGGAAGAGTTGCATGGCGAGTTTGCCGCAGGAGAGTGAGTGAGATGCCAGCACCCGGCACACAGTTCGCAGGACCGATCATCTCGGGTCCGAAACAGTATGCGGACGATATCGGTCCGGCCAACGCTGGCCTTGCGATCCTGTCGCAGACGCTGGTATTGACCCAGAACGGCGTCAACAATGTTTCCGGAACCTTCGCGATCCCGGAACACTGCCAGATTCTGGACTTCCTCGTCGACAACGACGTGGTATGGAACTCGGCCGCCACGGCTGTTTTGACCATCGGAATCGCGGCGCTCGGCGCTCAATATGCTACCGCCATGGATGTGAAGGCGGCGGTTGCGCGGTTCGTAGCTCCGGTGGCCCCGTCGACCGCCCAGCTGCTGGCGTTGGGCGACACCGGCACCAACAAAAGCGTTGTCGCTACGGTAAACGTGGCCGCAGGCGCAACGACCACGGGCCATACGCGCGTCACCATGCGCTATGTCCAGACCGTCAACTGGATGAGCTAGGAGAGAGCAATGCCGGATAAGGTCTCAGGCAATCCCAACGTCTTCACGGAAGCCGCAAAGCGCAAAAAGGGCGGCAAGGTCTGCAAGCCCGAGGGCGGCATGGCCAAGGCTCGCATGGATCGCCCGCGTCGCGCGCGCGGCGGCGGAGTGGGTGCTGACAAGAACCCGTTCTCGTCGGCGCACCGCACGTCGAGCGCGAGCAAGCGCGCGGATTAGGGCCGTGGCGAAGCTGACGACCTCGGATCGGAAGGCGTTGCCGGCGAAGGATTTTGCCGGCCCCGACCGTTCCTATCCAGTGAATGACGCAAGTCACGCAAGGAACGCGCTGAGCCGCGTCAGTCAATTCGGAACGGCGGACCTCAAGAAAAAGGTCCGCGAAAAGGTCCACCGCAAGTTCCCAGGCATCGGGCAAGGCGACTAGCGGTCCCACCAGGAGATCGCCGCCGTGATGCTCTACCACGATGTGACCTACACCACGATCGGCACCAAGCCTTCGGTGGACTTCGATCAGGCGATCTCGCCGTTCACTGCGACGGTCGCAATCACGCTCACGGTTGGGCCGGCGGCCTATTCCCTGCAGTACACGATCGACGACTTCAGCGATCCCCTGAAGACCGACGCCACCGCATCGTGGTTCGACAGCGCCGATTTCCCGGTAGGGACCGCGGCCAGCGGCGTCAGCGTCCTCACCACCCCGATCTCCCGCATCAGGATGGTGATCGTGACGTTGACGGCTGGGGCGCTCCGCCTGCAGACCCAGCAGGGCATGTCCATCAACTGAGAGGCGACGATGAAGCGGCTAATTGCGGCGCTCGGCGCCTTCCTCATGATGACGACGCTGGCCCATGGGCAGGCGCAGACGGTGCGGCTGTGCATCGGCACCAATCCAGCGAACTGCACCGCGGTGAGCGCCACCAACCCGCTCCCGACCAGTAGCGCTGGCGGCGGCGGCGCGGCGACCATCGCCAACGGCGCCGACATCGCCGAGGGGTCGACCACGGACGCACCGGCCGCGGTGCCGACCAGCGCCACCGCGGCGACCACCATCGCGCTGCTCAAGGCGCTGAACAACCAGTTCACGAGCGGCACCGCGGAAGTACAGGGCACCGTCGCCAATGGCGCCACCGACAGCGGCAACCCACTCAAAGTGGGGGGAATCTACAACACTACGCTCCCTACCCTGACCGCTGGGCAACGTGGCGACCTCCAGATCAACGCCAACGGCGTGTTGCGGTCGCAATCGATCCTCAATTCCGCGGCTGCGACCGATGCCCAGTCGAACACGGTGGGGTTTTATCAGTCGAGCGGCACGGTCGGCACCCCCAGCTTCCTGCTCGGGGCCCTCGGGTCCTATATATTCAACGGCGCCACGTGGGACCGCCAGCGCTCGATTACCGGAGCCATTGCGGCGGGCACCGGCACCGCCGCAGTCGCTATCGCGCCGACGTCGGCCATTGCTGCGGGAATTACGCCGGTGGTTTCCGCGGCTGCGGAAAACAACCACGTCCTGAAGGCTACTCCCGGCAATCTCTATTCCATCTATGCGGCCAACCTAACGGCGACCGCAGGGTTTCTTGTGGTGCTCAATGTCACGGCGGCGCCCGCTGACGGCGCGATCACGCCCTTGGAATGCGCGGCGCTGCCGGCCAATGGCAACGCAAGCATCAGCTATAATTCCGGCCCGCCATCCGTGTTCAGCACCGGGATCACCGCTGTGGTGACTTCCGCAACGACCTGCTTCACCAAGACCACCGGAGTGATCACCGCATTCATACGGGGCTCCGTTCAGTAAGAGAAGGATCGCCATGGCATCATCCGGGACATACAATTTCAGCGTCTCGAACGGCGAGGTGGTGCTGGCGGCGTTCGAACGCCTCAAGATATTTGCGCCGTCGCTGCGCATTGAGCACATGCAGACCGCGCGCCGAGAGCTGAACTTCTTGCTCGCCGAGGCCGCCAACAGGCAGGTCAATCTGTGGAAGGTCGACAAGGTCTCGGTGCCTCTGATCAACGGCCAGACCACCTATCCGGTGGACCCGCGCACGGTGATGATTCTCGACGCATGGCTCACGACCGGCACAAATTCGCCGACGTCGGCCAACGACATCTACATCACGCCGATCTCGCGCACCGAATATGCCTCCTTCAGCAACAAAAATACGCCGGGGCGTCCGACGTGCTACTGGTTCGATCGCCTGATCTCGCCGACCATCACGCTGTGGCCGGTGCCTGACCAGAACAACAACTACACGCTCAATTACTATCGTTGCATCCAGATGCAGGATGCCAACCTCGCTGGCGGCGAGACGCCTGACCTGCCGTATTTGTGGCTGGACTGGTTCGTGGCGGGGATGGCGCACCGCCTCTCACGGCCATACTCGACGCCGGATATCGAGAAGATGCGCAAAGCGGATGTCGTCGAGGCGTGGACGATCGCCGCGACACAGAACACCGAGAACGTGCCGCTCTCAATTGCGCCGGGTATTTCAAGCTACTACCGCCGATAGGTCCGCGGTGATATGAGGGGGCATGGCGCATCGTCCGCATCCCAGAGGAGCCCGCACCAACCCGCGTAGTCCGCAGGGTTGGGCGACATGCCAGCGTTGCGGGCTTGTCTATAACCTCGTCGCCCTCGAAGATCAGATGCAGTGGGCCGGCCTGCGCCTGATCTCGCTCAATCTTCAGGTTTGTGATACGTGCCTCGACAGGCCGCAGCGACAGTTGGGCTCGATAGTTCTCTCTCCTGATCCGGAGCCATTGCTGCGGGCGCTGCCGGAGCCCTACGCGATCGATGAATACTGGCCGCGTCTCGTGCAGGGTGGCCAGCCTCGGGTACTGCAGGGAGGCCGCCCGCGGTATCTGCAGGTCCTGAAATATTACGACACCAAATGAGGGCCGCGCCGTGAGCGTCAATCCAGTTTCCCCGGTGGTGTTCAACGGCGGCCAGATGACCGATCTGCCGGTCTTCACCGGCACGCTCAATGGCTCCGAGTTGATGGAGGTCGTGGCTGCCGGCACCGGGCAGTCGGTGGTGACCGAAGGGGTCAATTATCAGATCGACACGGCGCAGCTGTCGGCGCTGCTGATCTCGCTCGCTCAAAGCAGCGTCATCATCACTGACGGCCAGCATACTACTCCGGGTGACCCCTATATCCCCACGCCGTTCATCGGCCGTGTCTACGTCAACAAAAGCGTGGCGGAGCCGACCTACATTCACTTCGATCGAGCCACGACGTATTCGGTTGAGCCATTGGTCCAAGACGTGGCCGGCACCCTCGATGGTGTGACTGGGATCATCACGTGTACCTTCACCGGCGGCGAATCAGCCAACGGCATCACTGCCATCCCGATCGCCACGCCGTACGGGGGCTACTTCTTCCGCCCGGTCGGGGCGCTCAACACTTGGATTTTGGGAACCGCCTGATGAAGCTGCTCCGTTCGCTGCTTGCCGCCGCCGGGCTGTCTCTCTTGCTGCCATCGGCGGCGCTTGCCCAATGTGGCGTGACGGCACCCGGCAACCGGGTCTGCGGCAACGCCACGGGCTCGCCGGCCTTGGCCACGTGGATCACGGTCCCCGCCGGGGCCCTCACGCCGATCCCCGGCGGGACGGTGCTCGGGAATCCAACCGGCGGCAGCGCAGTCCCGATCGCGACGACGGCGCCGGTGCTGGGCATCCCTGGCGCCTCGACCGGGCAGATCGGCTTTGCCGGCGCCACCTCCGGCACGGCCCTCCTACGCGCTCAGGCGGCCGCTGGTAGCGCCATTGTTCTTCTGCCTACTTCGGCGGGCACCATCGTCAGTACCGCATCGGCGCCTCTCCTGATCAATCCTGTGACGGGTCAGGTTTCGATTGTGGGGGCCGCTGGCTCGGTTCTGGCGGGAACTCCTCCGGCATTCACGACGAGCCCGCTTCTCGGCGTCCCGGGTTCGGTAGGCGGCTCCCTGAGTTTCGGTGGGTCCTCCAGCGGCACCGTATCGATCGTGCCGCAGGCAGCCGCTGGTTCGGGCTCGCTCTTTTTGCCAACCATCGCCGGGACCGGAACGTTCGCGGTAGCGGCGTCGGCTCCGGTTGTTCTGAATGCCGTCAGCGGCAATTTGACCTGCCCCACCTGCGTGACGTCCTCGGGCGGCGGCGCGGTCACTGGGGTTGCGCCGATCTCGGTATCGGCAGGCGGGGTCGTCTCGATCAATGCGCCGTATGTCAGCCTCACGGCATCGAACGGCGGCATTGTTTACTCCGGTCCGACCAATCTCGCGATCCTGGCCGGCACCGCGACGGCGGGGCAGATGCTGCGGTCGGGCGCCACATCGGCGCCGGTGTGGACCATCACGACATGGCCCGATACCGTCGCGATCAGTCAGCTGCTGTACACCTCAGCGACCAACGCCGTCGCCGGTCTCGCCACGGCCAACAATGCGGTGCTCGTCACGAGCGGCACCGGCGTGCCGTCGCTCTCGACGACGCTGCCGAGCGGCATCGCTGCCACCAATATGAACCTGACGACGCCGACGCTCGGTGTTGCCAGCGCGACCAGCATCAACAAGGTTGCGATCACCGCGCCGGCAACCAGTGCGACGCTGACCATCGCAAACGGCGTCACGCTGTCGGCAACCGGCGCCAACTTCACGCTGGCTTCGACTGGGTCCGGCTCGACGGTGACCGGTGCGTCGGCCAAAAACCTGACGTTCAACAATTCACTGACGCTGGCCGGCACAGATGGAACGACGATGACGTTCCCCGGCACGAGCGATACCGTGGTCACGCTCACCGCCATCCAGACGCTCACAAACAAGACGCTCACTGCACCAATCATGACGACGCCACAGCTTGGTGTCGCCACCGGCACAACGTTGGCGCTCGGCGGAGCCGCGATCGGGACCAATAATCTTGCGGTGACCGGCTCGGTGCAGGTTAACGGCCCGGCGATCATTACATCAAACTCTGTGTTGGCATTTTCGGTCGGCGCCAATGGGCAGACCAACCCGGCATTTCAAGTCAATGCCACAACCGCTTCTTCTGTCACCGGTGTCGTGATTGCATCGCAGGCGGCCGCGGGCGGTGTTTCGGTGGGGGTTATTTCATCCGGAACCAATGAGCCGATGGCGATCAATGCCAAAGGCAATGCATCTATCAATCTGAACAATGTCGCCAGCACAGGCTCCGTCACGCTCGCCACCGGCGGCGGCGGCGTTACCATCGGTTCGGCGCTGACCTATGGCGGCGTGACGCTTAGCAACGCCGTCACCGGCACGGGCAATCTCGTCGCCAACGGAATCCCAACCTTGGTCACGCCTGTTTTCAGCGGGCTGCCAACAGGATCAGTGGCAAGCGCGAACACGGCCTCAACACTCGTTGCCCGCGATAGCTCTGGCAATTTCTCGGCTGGGACGATCACGGCGGCGCTGACCGGACACGCCTCGCTCGATCTCGCTCTGACCGGCGGGACGATGACCGGCAACATCGCGTTCAGCCCGGACACCGGCGGGATTGCGACATCTACGTCGGGCAGCAGCGCCGCTGCCGGCGTAGTCGGGGCTGATATAGCCGTAACCGCTGGCACCATTGCGATGGGCAATGGCGTTCCTGTCGTTCTGATATCTCAGGCTTTCGGCGCCGGGATTTGGTCCATCTCGTGCTCAAACATCATGTCCTTCGCGGCCACCACTGTCATGCAGCAGGGTGCGGTAGGGACATCGACAACAACGAATTTTGGACCCGTTGGCTCGCTCGCTTCATTCAGCTTTGGTGCAACTTCGACGATTGTTCCAAACGGAAATTTTACCATGGTCACTCCGGAGACCATCTACAAATTTTCAGGCATAACGACAGTCAATTGCATTGGACAGATAGGCTATAGTACGTCCACAGCCCAATCGATCGGATCGGCTATGAAGGCAGTAAAGGTGCATTGATCATGTTGAGAAAAGTCTTGCTTCAATTCGGTGTGCTGATGATCGTGACCTTGACCGGGTCTGTTGCGCATTGCGCCACATTCCAGATTCCGATCGCGACCATCAACTGCAATGCATTGTCGGACGATCTGACCAACAACCAGATTTTCCTGTTGGAGAACTACATCGACGCGCTGCAAACCCAGATGCCATCTTTCAAGATATCGGAGTCGGTGTTCTGGTGGGACGGGGCGTTGCCCTTCAATGGCAATCCGCATCCGGTGCCGCCAGAGGTTTCGACATTTGGCAACGTGGCGTGGGCCATCGATCCCGGTCAGGCCTACATCAAGCAGGGGTATCCAAATCACCAATATGTCTGGCCCTATTCGTTCGCCACGATGGGCATCTGGGAATCGGTCAAGAATCTTCGGCAGGAATGGCGAACCTATCCGGTGCCGCGCACCTACATCGTCAACAAGGACGCTTTCATCATGGCAGCCGAATGCCAAGGTGGCGGCGTGGTCTCCGGATCGTTCATCGCGATCATGACCGACAACGAGTATCCAGTGTTTCCAGAGCCACCTGCCGAAAACTACCTGCTGAACATTCCGGTTCAGGCGCTGAAGATGACGAAGAACGCCCCGGTGCTGTCGACGCGCACCTCGATTGTGGGGGCGCCATTCGCGGTCACCTCGATCCGGGTGCATATTTCCTATCCGGTCTACTACGTGAACGATATCGAGGCGCCGCCCGCGTCGCAGCCGCCATCCCCCACAAATTTTGCGCACATGGGGGTCGCGGCCCAGTCCGGCAGTACATCAAGCGCATCTGGCGCGTTCACGGAGTTCACGTTCAATCAGCGCGCAGGAATCTTGATGACCGCCGCGCAGTGGGCATGGTCGGACTGCATGACGGTCAATTTCCCGGTCGGCCAGAGCCTGCTGATCTCGTCATCGATGAACGTGGCTCCGCCTCCCGGTTCGACAGGCTCCAACGCGTGGTACTTCACGGACGGCCTGTCCTCGGCATCGTCGTGGGTGGTGCTGGACCCGGCGCAGTGGAATGCCGCATCGCTCAGCGGCGCCGTGACATCGCAGCCGGGCCGCGCGCACGTCATCGACCGGGTTCAGGTCAACTGCAGGTAGGGGAATTTATCGATGGTCGGCCTCACCTACAATTCGTTCGTCACCGGTCTGGCGAACATGCTCCCGGTCCAAGAGACCGATCCGGGCTACGTCACTGCTCTGCCGAACATCATCAACGATGCCGAGCAGCGGCTGTACCGCGAGCTTGATCTGCTATCGACCGTCGTGAGGCAGATGGGAGTTTTGGTGGTCGGCAATCGTAACTTCGCGCTGCCGACAGTTTCCGGCAATCCGTTCGTCGTCATCGAGGAAATGAACGCCATCATCCCGGCCGGGACCACCGACCCGGACCTCGGCTCCCGCCTGCCGCTGCTGCCGGTGTCAAAGGAGTTCCTCGATATGACGTTCGGCAGCAGCGCCGGCTCGGAGGTCCCTACCATGATGGCTCCGATCAGCCAGAACGATTGGATCGTGGGGCCTTGGCCCGACGCGGCATACTCCATCGAGGTGGTCGGCACGATCAGGCCGCTGCCGCTGTCCCTGACCAACCAGACCACTTTCCTGAGCCTATACTTGCCGGATGTTTTCTTTGCGGCTGCACTCGTGTTCGCCTCCGGCTACCAGCAGAACTTCTCGTCGATGGGTGACAATCCACAGCAGGCCGTGACTTGGGAAAGTCATGTCAAACCGCTGATCGACTCTGCTAAGGTGGAGGAGATCAGGAAGAAATTCGGGTCGCAGGGATGGTCGTCGAAATCGCCGGACCCGATCGCGACGCCACCTCGCACCTGATAGGGGGACTTTGTGGCAGACCCGCGCACAGTAAACGCCGGCATAATCGTTCCGTTGACCGGCGCCGATGTCGACACCTGGGGTGACGTCGCCGTCAATCCAAACATGGTGGCGATCGACGGCATGTTCTGCGGCGTGCAGCAGATCGCCGTCACCAACGTCAACGTCACTCTGACGTCGCCTGCCGGGTTTACGCCGACCCCGGCCCCGGGTCCTACCCAATCACAAAACCGCGTGCTGCAGTTCACCGGTGCGCAGTCGGGGAACGTGCTGGTCACTCTGCCGCTGCCCGGTGTCTACACGATCGAGAACAATACCACGGGCAGCGCCGCGCTTCTGCTATCCTTCCGGGGGGCGACCGCAGCCACCGAGGTCATCTCGATCCAGCAAGGCATGCGGGCCACGATCTACAACGACGGCTCCAACGTCAGGTTCACCGACCAAGGAAGTGTGGGTGAACTGAAGCTGTGGTCCAGCGCCACGGGTCCTCCGTTCTGGGTCATGGGGTGCACGGTGCCGCCATATTTGCTTTGTGATGGCGCGGTCTACACTTTCAGCCAGTTCGGCGCGCTGGGCCGCTGGCTCGGGAGCGCCTTCGGCGGCAACGGCATCACCACATTCGGCGTCCCCGATCTTCGTGGCCGCTATCCCCTGTCCTATGACAGCACCGGGACGCGCGTTACGGTCGCGGCTTCCGGGATCGCCGGGCAAACGATCGGAGCAGCGCAGGATTTGCAGAATGTGATCCTGACCCTAGCCCAGATACCATCGCACTTCCACGCTGCCGGAATATTCGATCCGCAGCACTCCCACATATATGTCCAGCCCGCCAGCACCGGTAACACCGGCGGCGGCGGCGCTTTCGGCAACAGCCCGCAGGGAGCCAACACCGGCCTGTCCTCGACCGGGGTCCGCGTCAATAGCTCCAACGGCATCGACACGACCTACAGCGCCGGCGGCGGTCTCGGCCACGTCAATATGCCGAATACCCAGGTGGTTGGGATTTGGGTTATCAAGACGTAACTGAGGAGATAGGCCGTGCCATTCGGTGGCGTCACGCTCATTCCAGGCGTCAATGTAGAGCGCACACCGACCCTGAATCAGGCCGGCGTTTCGCAAAGCCAGTTGATCAGGTATCGCGACGGACTGATCCAGAAGATCGGTGGCTGGGTCAATTTCTATCCGTTGGCGCTGGCCGGCGTGCCGCGCGATCTCCATGCATGGGAGGACCTCAACCAAGTCAGCCGGCTCGCTGTCGGTACCACGCGGCAACTCGGGGTTATCCGGGGAGGCGTTCTCACCGACATTACGCCGCAAGTTTTCGTATCGGATTTCGCCCCGAATTTTTCCACTACGGTTGGGTCTCCAAGTGTCTTGGTTACGGACCCAAACATCAACACGGTCACCACATTTGATTCGGTATTCTACAATACCCCGGTCTCGGTGGGCGGGATCATCCTATCCGGTCTCTATCCGATCGACAGCGTCACCGGCCTGCATAGCTACCGGATCACGGCCGCCAGCAACGCCACGGCCACCGTAGCCAATGGCGGCGCCGTTCCAGTGTTCACCACGGCGGTCAACAGCGCGAATATTTCGGTGACGTTCAACACCCACGGTTTGACCGTAGGGGCCGATTCGATCGTCTTTCCGATCCCGACAACCGGCAATGGCGTTACGATCAGCGGCCTCTACACAGCGGCATCGATCACCGACGCCAATCACTTTGTTATCCAAGCCAACGCGCAGGCGACCGCGGCGGGCTCGTTCTCGATGAATGGCGGCAACGCCGAGTTGGTTTATTATATCTCGCTGGGGCCGCCCGCGGGCGGCGTAGGGTTCGGAATTGGCGGCTACGGTCTCGGCGGCTACGGCACCGGCGTAGTGAACTCTGTGCAAACCGGGATACCGATCCAAGCATCTGACTGGACAACGGACAATTGGGGCCAGCTTCTGCTCGCCTGCCCGGAGGATGGCGGCATCTATTATTGGGACCCCACCGGCGGCTTCGGCAACATGACGCTGATCGCCTCGGGCCCGATCTTCAATGCCGGCATGTTCATCTCGACATCGGCGCAGATCGTGGTGGCCTATGGCTCGACCATCAGCGAGCAGATCGGCGTGCTGCAAGACCCGCTCTTGGTGCAATGGTGTGATAGCGGAAACTTCTTCGACTGGACCCCATCAGACACCAATCTCGCGCGTAATTTCCGCATCCCGTTGGGATCGCGCATCGTGGCCGGGATGGCGGTCTCCAACCAGAACCTGATCTGGACCGATCTCGATCTGTGGGTGATGAACTTCGTCGGCTTTCCCAACGTCTATGGCTTCAACAAGATCGGGGCCGGTGCCGGAGCGTGTTCCTCGCATTCGCCGCAGCAGCTGCGCGGTGGGGTCTATTGGATGGGGACCTCGAACCTCTATCGTTATGCAGGCTCCGGCGTGGAGGTGATCCCGTGCCCGGTGTGGGATGCGGTTTTCCAGAACCTCAACACTGCATTTATCCAGAACGTTCGCGCGATGCCGAATACCGGGTTCAACGAGGTGGGTTGGTTCTATCCGTCGTTGGCAAGCGTCAACGGCGAGAACGACAGCTACGTCAAGTTCAACATCACCGAGCCGGGGCAGCCGTTCGACTATGGCCTGTTGCCGCGTTCGGCATGGATCGACCAGAGCGTGCTCGGACCGCCGATCGGCGCCAACCCGGGCGGCGTGATCTATCAGCACGAGGTGGGCAATGATGCTGCCGGCCAACCGATAGCGTGGTCCTATACGACGGGGTATTTCCGGATCGGCGAGGGCGAGGACTACGCCTTCGTCGATCAGTGGCGACCGGACTTCAAGTTCGGTGAGTTCGGCCAGCCTTCGACCGCTCAGATAAATATGACGTTCCATGTCGCCAATTATCCTGGCGACACGCCTGTGTCATACGGCCCGTTCACCGTGACGCAAGCCACAGAATACGTCACCACGCGCTTTCGTGGTGGCCTGACCAGCGTCACCATCTCCGGCAATGACCTTGGTAGTTTCTCCCGCTTGGGGTATGTGAGATATCGCTACTCGGCGCAGGGGAGACGGTGATGGCCGCGGCAGACCTCGACACGATCAACTCGACCCAGACGTCCGCTGTGCAAAATCTCGGTCTGATCTATCAGGCGCTGCTGGCCCAGAAGTCCCTCAATCTGGTCCCGGTGCCGGCGGTCTCGACGTCGGCCGGCACCGCTGGACAGGTGGCCGCCTCGGCCGGGTTTCTCTATGTTTGCGTGGCTGACGGTACGTGGCGTCGCGTAGCTCTTTCGACGTTCTAAGGAGGCGACCGTGCCGCTCCGTAAGGGTTCCTCGCGCTCGGTGATTTCAGCGAACATCCGCGAGATGAAGGCGACGGGTCATCCGCAGAATCAGGCCGTTGCTGCAGCCCTCGACACCGCGCGCCGAAGCAAGCGCAAGCGTGCCAGCGGCGGCGCGACATTCGAGGATCGATGGGATGGCGGGCCCTATCGCGAGACCGCCGACGATCTTGCTGCGCGCGCCCGTCAGGGCCTCGCCGCCCAGCCGCAGCGGCTTGAAAAGGTGCTGCCGGACGTCGGCGAACCATTGGTTGGCGATGGGGGCCAGCTTTCTCCCGGTACCGACTGGGGCAATAGGGCGGCTGACGTTGGATCAAAGGTGGGCCAAGCCGTCCTCTCCATGCCGAAATATATGGCGTGGGACCTGCCGAAGGCGGCGGTGACGGCCGCGCGCAACAACCCGCTGCCGGGTCTGCGCAGGGAGGACTACACCGACATTCCGCCGGACACGTCACCGGACCCCCGCTCGCCGCTCGGTGGCGTTGGGGTGAGCGCGCCGCGGGTTGGTTGGCAGCCGGTCGACCCGATGGTCGGAGCTTCGCTGGAGGGCGTGGCCAACGTCATGGGCGGGACGGTCCTCGGCGCCCCAGCGCGGGCCGCTGGTGAGGTTGTGGCGGGCGCCGGCCCCATCCGCCGCGCCGGGGCCGCCGATAAGCGGGCGGCTTCCCTCTCTGCCGTAGATGAGGTATTGGAAAACGAGCGGCGCCTTGCCGCGGGAGCATCAGATGGACCGCGAGCCGTACCCGAAGGATCAGCAGCAGCCGCCCCAGCCGGAGAAGTGGGACCCGGAGGAGGAGGGGCGTCAGGAGCAGGCGGCCTACCAGAAGCACAGGCAGCGGCAGCGCGGTGGGCCGGTGAACGAAAGCCGCTAGAGGGCCTTCCGGGCGCGCTCAAGATTGGCGAGGAGCATTTCGTCCCGGGTCCGATCGGAAAGGTGCACGACGTCGCCGAGGACTACATGCGGACGACTCACCCCGACCGTCCGTACACGCCGCCAACCAAATATCATCCGCTCGATCCGGAGCACTCGCGGGCCATCGCGCAGGCCTACGAGGAGATGAAGCACACCCCCAACGACCCGGCGACGAAGGCCTCCTACGACGCCCTGATCAACGAGACGGCTGCGCAGTATCAGGCGATCAAGAAGACCGGCCTGAAGATCGAGCCGATCCCCGCGGATATGCCGGACCCGTATGCTGCAAATCCTCGGATGGCTGCGCGCGATGTCGCGGAAAATAATCATCTCTGGTTCTATCCGACTGAGAGTGGCTTTGGCTCGTCGTCCATCGAATCGCTAACATCAAGGGCTAAAGAGCGGGGTGTGTCACTGGAAATGGAGCAAGGCCCGGATGGTTGGGCTCTGTCGTGGATCGGTAATCGCGACGGCAAAAGGGGGGCTGGCACCGAAACGATGCGCGAGGTGACGGGGGCGGCCGATACTTCCGCTAAGAAGATTGAGCTGCTGGCCCATGATGAGGAGCCTGCTACGCAGCGCAGGCTTGTCGACTTCTACAAGAGGTTCGGCTTCGAGCCCGTAGGGAAGGCCGATCAGTGGGGCCAGAAAATGGTCCGCGAGCCAGCGACGTCACCGATGCTGCGCAAGACCGGCGAAAAGATCGGCGACCACGATCTGCTGGCCAACGATATGTTTCGCGTGGTGCACGACTACTTCGGGCACCTGAAGGAAGGCCACGGCTTCCGCGCGGCCGGTGAGGACAATGCGTGGCGCACGCATGCGCAAATGTACTCAGACGTCGCGCGGCCGGCGATGACGACGGAGACCCGTGGGCAAAATTCGTGGGTCAACTACGGTCCGCACGGAGAGAAGAACCGGAGCGCGAGTGCGGCTGACACCACCTATGCCGATCAGAAGGTGGGGCTGCTGCCTGAGTGGACAATGCGGGACCGCGGCTCGCCGGAGCCGGTGATGGTCTATCACGGCACGCCGCATTCGTTCGATCGGTTCGATATCTCCAAGATCGGTTCGGGTGAAGGGAATCAGGCCTACGGCCACGGGCTCTACTTCGCTGGTCATGAGCCGGTCAGTGAGTGGTACCGTCACCAACTCGCCACCCGGCAAGACCCGCTGCTCAAGAAGTACCGGCTGCAGGAGGTAGGATCGACGATCGGGTCTCACCTGTCGGATGTGGGGGGCGACGCGGCGCTTCTCGCTCACAAGTACGCTGGCCTGCGCGACGATATGATCGCTGGTGGCGAGACCGACAAAGCCACCACCAATATGATCAAGGAATACGATCGCCGCATCGCCTATCTCAATGATCCGGAGCGTTCGACGGGCCATATGTATCAGGTCGGCATGGACGTGAACCCGGAGCATATGCTCGACTACGCGGCTCCATTCAACCAGCAGTCCCAGCATGTGCAGGACCGCGTCGGCCCTCCGATGGAGACGCACGTCAAGAAGCGGGTCGACGACATCAAGAGCATGCTGGCGAGAGGCCACTACTATCACAAACCCAAGCAGCCGTTGTTGCCGGGCGTTAGAGCTGGTCTTGAGGGTCGATTGCTGGCGTTGGAGCAGGCCGGTCATTCATCGATCCCAGGTAATGAAATATACAAGCGCATGGGCCTGCCGGCGAAAAACGAGACCGAGGGTAATGTGCGGGCCTCGCAGCGGCTGCGCGATCTCGGTGTGCCGGGCCTGCACTATCCGGACGCTGGCTCGCGCGCGCCGGGCCAGAGGGGATCACGCAACTATGTGATGTTCGATGACAAGATGCTGAAGGTGTTGCGCAAGTATGGCGTGGCCGGTATCCCGGCCGCTGGCGTTGCCGCCGCTGATGGTGGCGAGCGCCGTGCGCGCGGAGGCGCCGTCAGCAATGCGCTCGGTGTTGCCAGGAAGGTACGCGCCTCGGGCGGAGCCGCCGATCTGTCGCCGGAAGACGAGGCGGCGATGATGCCGGAAACTTTTGCCAATCCGATCGTCAAGCATATAGCCGAGGGCGCCGCCGATCTGGTCCGAGGGCCCGGTCGACTGATGGCCCAAAACCCGTACCCGGAGGGGTCGGAGGAAGCAAGTTGGTACGAGGACCAGCGCGGGAAGCTGTCCCGAAGCTGGGCGCGCGATGCTGCGTTGAACACGATGGGCACCGGCGCCGTCGCCGGCGTGCGCATGATGCCGTCCGAGATGGCTCTCGGGTCGGGGCCGGTGCGACGCATGGCCGACGACACCGGCTCGGCGATGGAGGTGGCGCGCAAGGTCCGTCAACGGAAGTACGCGGAGCCCGAGTTCACCGAGGGTGGCAGCCACATCTACAACAAGGGCGTCGAGAATCCGCCGGACCTATCGGTCCAGACAGTCGCTGAGCCCCATCGCATGATGTATCCCGGCATCTACCGTGGCCCTCGCATCATTGCCGAGGAGGCTGCCGCCCGCGTGGGACCCGAAGACCCGGCGATGAAGCAATTGTTCGGCGTTACGCGCGGCGACCTGCGTGACATGGCGAAGGGCCGCGTTGGTAACGAGGGGCCGAATCTTCGGCTGTCCTCCAACCCGCGCGGCTCGCTTTCGGCGCAAAATATCCAGACCCCTCAAAACACCCAGCGCCTCCAAGACATCCTCGGCGAGGCCGGCCGCCACGAAGGTCTGCGCACCGCCGACGCTTGGTACATCATGGACCCAGTGTACAAACGGATGGAGCAGATGTTTGGCCCCGAGGAGGCGGCGAAGCGCTATAGGGCGCTGAACACCACGACCGCGATGGCATCTCCGGGCTCCGACGTGATGACGGAAATCCAACGCGGGACCTCAGCGCATTGGCTGAAAAATCAGGGCAGGTTCTCCGACTTCACCAAGTTTGCCGGCGTGCCCGAAGGTATGCGCTACAACACCGCCGGTTTCCCCGGCGATATGCAGTACATCGGCGGCCATCCGTATCATCGGACGGCCCAAGCTGGCCCGATGCAGAAGTTCTTCGACACTGGAGCGATCCAGAGTGAGGCACCGAAGGTTCCTCTCTATTCCCACGCCTCGGGCGTGCCTGAGACCGGTTTCCAGACGTCGGGCCCCGTTGGGGATGCGCACTTCAGCCGCGGCGTCGGGCTCTCCGATACCCGCAAGGGGCCAACCGACGTGCAGGGGTCGTTCTCACGCGGCGAATATCAGACGCTGCAGCCGTGGTGGCAGCACGAGGTGGCAGGCCCTGCTGGCTTGGAGAGCGTGCCGGCGCAGGCCCGCCTATGGACGGCGCTGGGGCCGCAGACGGGCGTCGAGAGCGAGCTGGGCGCCCCAAAACTTGAACTGCTGGCGAAGCAGATCATGGTGGCCGCACGCCGCTTGCGCATCTCGCCAGAGCAGGCTCGCGATCTCGTTTTGTCGGGCAAGGCCGGTGCCGGCATGCTAGGTGGCGCTATGGCCGCACCCGCGGCGATGGATGCAATGCGCGGCGACCAGCGCGCGGCAGGGGGCGGAGTGAACGCAGCGATGAAGGTGGCCCGTGGCATCCGGCGCGCCAAGGGCGGCAAGGTGCACGTTGGTGCCATTATGGGCAGCACCGATGGTCGTGCCGACAAGGTGCCGATGGAGGTGCCAGACGGCGCCTATGTGCTCACTTCGGATCATGTGTCGTCGATGGGAGAGGGCAACACACTCGCTGGCTTCAAGAAACTGGACAAGATGTTCCCGGCCTCGGCCAAGAGCCACGCCGCGCCGAAAGACCCGGTGAAACGTGCGCGCGGCGGCGCGGTCCCCATCTATGCAGCGGACGGCGAATACGTTATCCACCCGGAGGACATCACCGGTCGTTGGGGCGATCTCGGCGAGGGTCATCGCTATCTCGATGCGTGGCAGACCTCGTCTCGCAAAGAGCACGTCAATACGCTGCGCAATTTGGCGCCTCCAGCACAGGATTGATCGATGGAAAATGATTCGGAAGTGAAGTTCGTGACGGACCTTGAGGTCTCGGGCTTCCTGAACGGCGTGCTCAACATGGCCTTCTCAACGGCTCAATTTATTCCGGTCCAAGAGATTGATCCAGAAAACATGAACAAGACCAGACTTGTGGTATCGCAGGCTCCGAAGATCACGGTGAACCTGCGCTTTGACCTACGTCTTGCTCAGATTATTCGAGACCGACTTGACGAACTTATCGACGAAAACACCAAGTCGTCGGTACCGAAGGCGACAAACTGATGCTGACAACCCTATCTGTCCGCAAGGCGCGGCCCATCGACCGAGATACGATCTTGGACATTTGCGTCAAAAACCATAGCGAGAACGGCCAATTCTCCTATGGGGCGGAGAAGGTGGTGGCCATGGTCGAGCGCGCCTTTGGCAAACGGGACGCCATCATCGGGCTTGTCGGCAAGGATCGGATCGAGGGCATGATCATGCTGTTGATTGCCCAATTCTGGTACACCGAAGACTGGTGCTTGGAGGAGATCATGAATTACGTACTGCCGGACTACCGGCGGTCAACGCACGCCAAGGACATGATCTCCTTCGCCAAGCGGTGCTCCAACGAGATTGGTATTCCGCTCGTGATCGGTGTCGTTGCGAACGAGCGCACCAAGGCGAAGATCGAGCTATACCGACGTCAGCTCGGTGACCCGGTTGGTGGCTACTTCATTCACAAACCGCCGCACCCACTGGTATTGCCGGCCTGAAACGTGTATGCCGGGTGATCATGTTCGCCCAGCGCGCCGCCGGGTCTTTCGCAAGCTGATCGTGCCGGTCAGTGGAAGGGGACCTTGGGCAAAGGCTCGCAGAGCACCAGCACGCAGTCGTCATCGTCCGCCGATCCGCAGGCCGCATCGCTCTATCGCGACATCCTGTCCCGCGCGCAGGGCGTCGCCTCGACCCCGTATCAGGCCTACACCGGCGATCTCACCGCACCGGTCAATGCGCAGCAGCAGGCCGGCATCGCCGGCATCAACGCGAACGCCAACTACGCGAACCCGTATATTCAGCAAGCCGCCGGCCTAGCCGGGGCCTCGACAGGGGCCATCACCGGCGACCAAATCCAGCAATATCTCAATCCGTACACACAGTCTGTGGTGGACGCGACGTCGGCGCAGATGCAGCACGACAATGCATCTGCGATGGCCGGCCTGCAGGGTAACCAGATCGCACAGGGCGCGCTCGGCGGCAACGCCACCGGTGTGGCGAAGGGTATTCTCGCGGGCCAGCAGGGGCGCACCGCCGCGTCCACCACCGCCGGGCTCTATAGCCAAGGCTATTCGCAGGCGCTCGGCGCCGCCCAGCAGCAGCAGCAGACCGGGCTCGCTGGCGCCAATGCGCTGGCGAACTACGGTATCCAAGGGCAGAACGCGGCCCTCGCCGGAGCCGGCGCGCAGATCAACGCCGGCACGCTGCAGCAGCAGACCCAGCAGCAGCAACTCGACGCGCTCTACGGCCAATATCAACAAGCGCAGGCTTACCCCTACCAGCAGACCCAGTGGCTGGCTGGGCTCGGCACCGGCGTCGGCTCCAACCTGGGCGGCACGTCGAGCGGCACCACCACCGGGCCGGCGCCGAATCAGACGGCTCAATACCTCGGCGCCGGCCTGTCGGCCGCGGGCATGTTCCTGTCTGACCGTCGCGCCAAGGAGGACATCGAGAAAATCGGCACGACCAACGACGGCCAGAACATCTATCGCTATCGCTACAAGGGCCAGCCCGGCTACCACATCGGCCTCATTGCGCAGGAGGTTCGGGAGGACCACCCTGATGCCGTGCAGAAGGGCTTTGGCGGCCTGAACTATGTCGATCTGAAGGGAGCCACCGACGACGCTGTCGAGCGCGCCACGGGCGGCGGCGTTGGCGGCACTCCGTGGGCCGGAGCCAAGGGCTGGATACCGGAGATGCAAATCCATGGCGGCTCTGGAGCGCCGCACGCGAGCGCGCCGGGCTCGTCGGGGTCATCCGGGCAGCCGACAGCGCAAGACTACAGCAAGATCGCCAGCGGCGTCAGCGGCGTCGGCAAAGGGCTTCAGGGGCTGGATTGGAGCGGCGCCTCGTCGGCGGGGCTCGGCGGGCTCAGCGGCGATGCGTGGGGTGGCGGCAGCTTCCTCGGCGGCGACGTCTACGGTGGGTCGAGCGCCAACCCGGCGCCGGGTATGACGGCCGAAGATTACGGCGTTGGTTTTGCACGTGGCGGCGGTGTCGCCGGCTACGCACGGGGCGGCGACGTCGGCCTCAAGGATTGGCTGGACGACGAGCCGATGCCGGTTTCGGATGGGGGGTTCAACGGGCTCGACGCTGCGGCGATCCCGGGAACCGGCCGAGCCGTCCCCGGTGGGGTGCAGAATTTTGAGGATCGCGCGGCTCCCGCGGTGGGGGCGATCTCGCGCGGCGACTTCGATCCGCAGG